GATAGCTTCGCACGCGAGGGCGACGCCAAGGCGCTTGCGGCGAGCGAGGCTGCGAAGATCTACGGGGCGCAGGCGGGCATTGCGGACCGCTACGCACAGGCGGCTGAGCGTGGTTTCAACGACCACCAGTCACGCGCGGCGCACTACCGTCAGATGGAAGACGACGACTACAAGCGTCTGCAGGAGGAGCCGGCGAAGCCCGGCCACCTGAAAAACATCTTCAACGTCATCACGGGCATCATCGGCGCGGCGGCGGGCGGCGAGCAGGGAGCCGCGATCGGCATGCTGCGCCAGCACGTCAACCGTCAGGCCGAGGAGGACGCGCAGGAACGTGCGGCGGCCGAAAAGCGCCTTGAAGTGGGCGGCAGAATCCAGGACCGGATCCTGCGGGACTCCTCAAACGAGTTCGACGCTGCGTCGAAGCTCGTGGCGGGCCAGTGGATCGTGGCCGCGCGCCAGCTCGAGCAGGTGGCGAACGAGTCGAACGTGCCCGCCTTCCGCGAGCAGGCGCTCAGGCTGTCGACCGACGCCAAGCAGCAAGCGCGCAACTTGCTCAAGCACAACGTAGAGACACAGGTGCAGCAGGCCGAGGCGGCCCAGGCCGCGCAGGCCAAGGCGCGTGCGGCGTCCATGCGCACGCGCTGGGACCAGCTTTCGCAGCGTGATCTCGAGCTCTTCGCGTCGCAGGGCCTCCTGCCGATCGACGTCGCCAAGAAGCTCGCCGAGACCCAGAAGGCGCAACGCGAGGCGCCGGGCGATGCGACCAAGGGCCCGCGGTCTATCCCCGGCCGCCAGGTAGCGGACCCGGAGGCGTTCGCCTCGGCGCGCGACGTGGACCTGGCGAAGTTCCGCGAGACTGACGCGAAGATGCGGGCCCTTGGCACGACATTGGACAAGCTGGACGCGCTTCTCGCGAAGCACGGGACCGAAGCGTTTGGAGACGTGGCGGCCGAGATGGACGCGCTTTCCGCGTCTGCGCTCGGCACCATCAAGGACGTCAAGACGCTCGGCACGCTCGACAGCGGTCTACTCACGTTCGGTGAGAAGCTCCTGGGCGACCCCACGAGCTTCTACAAGGGCGGCGCCTCGACCCGGGCGCGCATCAAGGCCTCCCGCGCAGCGCTGCAGGAGGAGGTGGAGGCCATGGCCGAGGGCATCGGCCTCAATCGTAAGGCCGAGACCACGGTGGACGACCAGGCCGCGGCGTTCGGCGCCGTGCCCCTGGCGAGCTCGGGGGGCTCCCCCTGATGGCGACCCTGGCCATCATCGCGCCAGACGGGCGCACGTTCGACGTCCCGGAGGAGAACGTCCCGGCGGCGCTCGCCGCTGGCTGGAAGATGCCCGGGACCGCGGCCGAGGCGCCGCCAGGTGAGGACGCGCCCGCGAGCGTAGAGCCTGCGCCGCCCGCCCCTGCTGAGGCAGCCCCGCCGGTGAACATGGTCCCGGTCAAGGCGCCAGACGGGCGCACGTTCAATATCCCGGAGACGAACCTACAGGCCGCCATGGACGCGGGCTGGGAGCCTGACGTCTCGCTCGGCCAGAAGATTCGCACGGGTGCGGAAGGCCTCGCGCGCGGCGCGTCCCTGGGCATCTCTGACGCCATTCAATCGGTCGGCGCGGGCCTTGGCACGGCGCTCGGAAGCGCCCTGGCCGAGGATATTGGAGGCGCCCAGCCCATCACGACCACGCGTGGCGTCGGCGGCCCGGCCGAGCTCGAGCGGCCCCTGTACGACCCGGCCGCCGCCCGGGAGTCCCTGCAAGGCATCCGCACGCGCGAGACCGCGGCTCCCGGCATCGCAGGGGCCACAGGCGTCGCGGGCGCCATCCTGCCAGCGGTCCTGTCGGGCGGCACGAGCACGGCCGCGTCGGCTGCCCGGCTCACGCCTGCGGGCCTCACGAGCCTCCTGGGCGCCCGCGTGCAGGCCCACCTGGCCCAGAAGGCGGGCACGGCGGCGCTCGGCCGTCTGGGGGCGCTAGCAGCCGGCGGCGCGGCCGAGGCGGGCGTACAGAGTGCCACGGAACGCGTGGTAGACGACTTGATCTCGGGCGACCACGAGATCAGCGCCGAGCGCATGCTGTCCGGCCTGGGCGGCGTGCTCGCGGACGCGGGCTTGGGCGCGCTCACGGGCGGCGTGATCGGCGGAGCCATCGAGGGCGGGCAGAAGGCGTACGGCGCCGTCCGGGGGCAGCTGGCACGCCGCGCCGCGGGGAAGGCGGCCGAGGAGGCGGCGCCCGCGCTGGTCTACGACTTGACGCTCGAGCCGGCCGCCGCGGCTGAGGCTGCCGGCCCCATGCTCGCGAAGGACCTGCCCTCGCTGGCGGACAACTCGAACTCCTCGATCGTCCAGGCGGCGCGCGGCTCGGTAGATGGGTTCGACGACGTCTACGATGGCGCGGTGCGTGCCATTCGCGACGACTACGACGACATCCTGAGGCTGCGCGCGGAGGTGGACGGGGGCGCGAACATCGGGGCGAAGCGCGCGGACGCCATCAAATACACCGGCACGCCCGAAGAGATCGCGGCGGCGCGCCCGCGCGTCAATCAAATGCTGGACGACACGCAGCTCGCGATCCGAACCACGACGGAGCTTGACGGCTTCAAGCCTGCGCTCGAGCACGGCGGCGGCCTGACTGCCTTCAAGCGCGTGGACTCCGCGGTGGACGAGGCCCGCCGCATCATCAATCAGAAGCTGGACGAGGGGGAACTTGGCGAAGCCTTCATGATCGCGGACGACCTCAAGCGCATCGTGGGCCGCTCTCAGAACACGCCGAACTCGATCGCAAAGCAGAAGCTCCGGGACCTGTACGACCGCATCGTGAAGCCTGCGGGCGAAGACGAGGCCACATGGGGCCAGCTCGCCGTCAACCAGAAGCGCGTCAACCCTGCGTGGACTGAGTCCATCCGCCGGGACCAGGACGACTTGATCCGGCCGTTCACGCGCACGTCGGGCGAGCCCCCGCCTGGTCGCTGGGACGACCTGCAGCAATCGAACAGCGACACGATCGGCGCGCTGCTGAAGCGGATTGGCGTCGACCCGACGTCCGAGGCCACAGAGAAGGCGTTTCGCCAGCACCTGCGCGCCGCTGTGGTGGACGCGCAGACCCGCGCGCAAGTGTGGGGCTCGGCCAACGACATCGCTCGTGCCACGAAGATGACGCAGGCCGTCGAGCGCATTGAGAACCGCATGAACGCGGTCGCCTTCGCGGCAAAGGACAAGAAGGCCTGGCAGAAGATCATGAAGTACGCGCCCGGCACTGCGGGCGGCGTACTGCAGGGCGCGGCCAAGCTCGGCCAGCTCACGCTCACCCCGATCCAGCGGATGGCCGACGCGGCCCTGAAGCAGCAGCAGGCGGTGGAGAAGGCCGCAAAGAACGTGGGGCAAGTGCTGCTCGGCGCGGGCTCGCCCAAGGCGCTCCTCGCCACGATCAGCGTGAACCGCATGCAGGACGCGGTAGCTCAGGCCCAAGCCCTTCAGGACCCAGCCTCGCCCGAGTCTGGGCGCCTCCGGCAGGCCGTGAACGAGGTCGCCCAGGACGACCCGGCCTTCGCCGCCGCGCTCGACCAGAAGCAGCGCCAGCAGGCAGCGTTCTTGGCCGAGAAGGCGGGCCCCGTGCGGGACGAGGGCGACCCGTTCGCGACGGGCCCAGCGCCCCGGGACAAGGTGGCAGCCCAGCAGCTCGGCCGCTACGTGGCCGCCGTGGACGACCCGGGCGAAGCGCTCCTGCGCGTGTCCCAGGGCATGGGGTCGGCGGAAGATCTCGAGGTGCTGCAGACGCTCTACCCGCGCATCTATGACGTGTGGGTGAAGCGGGTGGAGGCGCAGCTGAAGAGCGCCAAGAAGCCCCCGACGACAGCGCAGCGCCAGCACCTGCACCGCGCGACGGGCATCCCCCTGGCCCGCGAACAGCAGCCAGGCGCGCTCCCATTCCTGCAGCGTGTGGGTAACGCCCCGCCTGACACGGAGCAGCCGCCCCCGCCCGCGTCGGGTAAGGGCATGAACATCGATCCGGAGAAACATTTCGGCTCGCGCAGCGACCAGATCCTGGCAGGTGGCGAGTGAGCGCCGCGCGCGAGATTACGCCGCAGCAGGCAGCCGCCGAGCTCGGCCGGCGCGCGCGAGCGCAGCTCGTGCTCGTGCGGGAGACGCCCGAGTTCAAGAAATGGGTGTCTGAGGACATCGACGCGGGCCTGCACCCGCACCAGCTCGAAGCGGCGAAGAGCCCGGCGCGCTTCAAGGCGTACTGCTGCTCGCGCCGTGCGGGCAAGACGAGCGTGGTGGCGCGGGAGATCGTGAAGGCGCTCGAGCGGGCCAAGCGCAAGCAATGGGTCTTGTTCATCGCGCCCACGCTGGACATCGGCAAGGACCTGATCTGGGCGGAGCTCCAGGAGCTGCACGACCACTACCAGCTCGCGTGGACCATGCGCGAGGACCGCGGCTACCTGGAGACACCCGCCGGGGCGAAGTTCCGCATCGTGGGCCTGGACAAGCTCAAGCAGGTGGCGAAGCTGCGCGGTTACGACGTCGTCTTGTTCGTGACCGACGAAACGCAGACCTACGAGCACCTGCTGCAGCCGTTGCTCGACGCCGTCTCGCCCGCGCTCACGGGGCGGCGCGGCACGTGGATCTCGGCGGGCACGCCCGGCCCTGCCCTGCGCGGGTTCTGGTACGACCTGTGCCACGGCGGCGAAGGGTTCACGGCGTTTCACTGGACCATCCTCGACAACACCAAAAACCCCCGCCCCGGCGCGGAGGTGCTGCGCGAGGAGCGCGAGCGGCGTGGCTGGAACGAGGACCACCCGACCTACCGCCGCGAGTGGATGGGCGAGTGGGTGGAGGACGCGAACTACCTCGTGTGCGAGTACTCGTCCGAGCGCAACGCGATCGCCGAGCTCCCGGGCGACTATGGCCCGCACTGGAAGCACGTGATCGGCATCGACTACGGCTACGTGGACCCGTGCGCGTGGGTGGTGCTCGCGCTCGACCCGTACTCGCGGCGCACGGTCGTGGTGCACGGCGAAGAGCACGCGAGGCTCACGAACGACCAGGCCGCCGACATCACGAAGGCGCTCGTGCTGCAGTACAAGACGACGCTTGTCGTGTGCGACCCGGCCGGCGGCGGGAAGCCGTTCTTCGAGCTGTTCAATGCGCGGTTTGGGAAGCAGCTCGGCTGCACCATCCGCCACGCCGACAAGGTGGACCTGCTCGGCAGCATCAGCCTGCTGAACACGGAGCTACGCTGCGTCGTGCGCGAGGGCCTGGGCGGCGGGCGCATGACGGTCGTGGCGAGCGCTGCGCCGAACCTCGTGCACCAGCTCGGCATCCTGAGGTGGAAGGACGACAGGCACGAGGCGGTGCTGGAGGGCGTCCTGTACCCCGACCACAGCGTGGACGCGCTCAGGTACGCGCTGATCGAGATCGCGCCCTGGGCCGTGAAGCAGAA